GTATAATGTTACAACACGAGTAGGCGGTCATAGCTTTGTCATGGATGACGGTGATTTATTTGGTAAAGATAATTTAATTAGACTGAAAACATCCATGGGTCATCAGATCATGTTAAATGACACTGAAGGTTTTATATATGTTGCAAATTCTAATGGAACTGCATGGATAGAATTGACTAAGGAAGGGGATATTTTAGTCTACGGTGCAAAAGATTTTGCCCTACGCACCCAGGGTAATATCATGATGCACAGTGATAACAACATTAGTTTTTTTGCAACTCGTAATATTAATATGCAAGCAGGAGGCAGTGTTAAAATGGCTGGGCAGTTAGTTCAAGCCAGTGCAGATACTGCATTAAATCTTTACGGTAAACAAGCACAGATAAGAAGTGGTTCAGGCTTATCTTTAGTTGCACAGCAGTCTATGGGTATTCGTGCTGGTGGCTCTATTGCAATTAATGGTGCTGCTATTGCGTTAAATGGAGGAGGTGGGGGAGGCGCAGAAATAGTTCCACCTACTAGAATAAACTTATACCAATTACCCGATGCCAAAGTTGTCGATCCAGGAATTTGGTTTGTTCAACAAAACTCATTAATATCTAGTAATTATAAAGTTCCAACGCACGAGCCGTATATCAGAGGAAATGCAGCAGCAATATTTCAGACTCAAAGAGAAACGGTGTCTACGTTGCCAAAAGATGTGTTAGGTGATCCCATAAATCCTCCTGTCAACATTAATCAAGTAGGGCCTAATCAAGCAGCCAACGAAAACTTAACAGGAGCAGCACCCGCTGGAATTTTTATTGCTCAACCCGAACCTATAGAAGGCATGGGGAATTTAGACAAAAATGAACTCAGAGCCTATATGGCACAAATTGGGTACAGTGAAAGCGGCGGGTCCTATCAGGCACAAAATGCAGCTGGATACCAAGGTAAATATCAGTTAGGTTCAGCGGCATTGCAAGATCTAGGGTATGTTAAAGCTGGGACTCCTCAAACTGCTGAAGCCTTAAATAATCCCAATAACTGGACTGGAAAAGATGGTATATCCAGTGCTAATTCGTTTAGAGAAAATGAAACTATACAAGAAAAAGCAATGTATAACTATACCAAGAATAATTATGCAAGGTTGCAAAAAGATGGTATCATTACTAGTAATAGCTCAGCTGAAGATGTTGCAGGGATAGTCGGCGCTGCTCATTTAGTCGGATCCGGCGCTGCAACTAATTGGTATAAAACAGGACAGCCCACTGCCGACGGCAACGGAACATCAGCGGCCACTTACTATAATCGCGGAAAATATAGCCAAACACAGGTTCCTATTATAAAATCTAGTGTTGAAAGCTCTAACTTAACTAACATCGGGTAAATATAGCTATGGCACTATACAACGGATTCAGCACACTAGAAAGCAACAAAAGATTTCGATTAACTGATTTTGAATTGGTTAAACGAGATTTGCAAAATCATTTTAACATTCGCAAAGGCGAAAAGTTAATGAATCCTGACTTTGGTACTATAATATGGGACATGCTATTTGAGCCGTTGAACGAAGAAAGCAAAAATACAATAATACAAGATATAAAACGCATTGTTGCAAATGATCCCAGGATCGCAGCTCAAAATGTGGTTGTAACTCAGTACGATAGAGGGTTACAAATCGAATTAGATTTAATTTATATTCAAACAAATCAAGTTGCTAAGTTGGCTTTAACATTCGATCAACAGTTGAATCAGCAGAATTCAATGCTTTAACATACCATATTTTGTTCTCAATAAATACATAAAACGAGGACAGGCATGGCACTTACCACCAGACAAAGTAGTCTTTTAGTCAATCAAGACTGGACTATTCTTTACGAAACTTTTAGAAACGCAGATTTTCAAAGTTATGACTTTCAAACTTTGCGTAAAACAATGCTGGATTATCTGCGAATATACTATCCAGAAAATTTTAACGATTTCATTGAATCCAGTGAATACATTGCATTAATTGATCTTATCGCATTTTTGGGACAAAGTCTTGCCTTTCGTACAGATTTAAATGCTCGCGAAAATTTCATTGATACCGCAGAGCGCAGAGACAGTGTTTTAAAATTGGCAAAATTAATTAGTTACGTTCCTAAGCGTAATCAAACAGCCAATGGTTTTATAAAATTTGACAGTGTGCAAACCACTGAAAGATTGCAAGACAGTAACGGGATCGATCTTACTAATCTTATTGTGAATTGGAATGATAGTGGGAATGTTAATTGGTACGAGCAATTTATTACAATAATTAATGCAGCTTTGCCTACTAATCAGCAAGTTGGTAAACCTGCTAATAGTAAAACTATTGCCGGAGTATTGAACGCAGAATATAATGTAAACTTACCCCCTGGATCATTGCCAGTTTTTGGGTATAACACACAAATTGAAAATGCTGTCTTAAATTTCGAAGTTGTCAGCGGTACTAGTGCTGATGAAAGTTATATCTATGAAGCAGCACCCGCGCCTGGCAGACCGCTTAATGTGATTTATAAAAATGATAATTTAGGCAACGCCAGTAATAATACAGGATTTTTCTTTTATTTTAAACAAGGAACTTTGCAATCACAAACATTCAGATTTCCTGAAAGCTTGCCTAATAATCTAGCCAGCATTAATTTTGATAATATTAACAATTCAGACGTTTGGCTATACGAAATAGGTAGCTTAGGTAATGTCGGCCAATTATGGAATCAAATTCCCAGCGTTACTGGTGTTAACATTATCTATAACAACAATGCAGCACAAAAGAGTTATCAAGTTAATACAAGAGCAGGGGATCAAATTGACCTAGTATTTGGTGATGGAACTTTTGCCGCCATACCTGTGGGTAGCTTTATAACTTATTTTAGAACTAGCACCGGATTAAGTTACAAAATTACACCAGATGAAATGACTAATATTCGTTTGACTGTTCCTTATGTTAGCCGTGCTGGTAGATTAGAAACATTGACTGTTGTAGCTAGTTTAAAATATACAGTTGCTAATGCTATCCCAAGAGAAAGCATTAACGAAATTAAAACTAAAGCCCCGCAGCTATACTATACGCAAAATCGTATGGTTACAGGAGAAGATTATAATACATTCCCCTACGCAAATTATAGTACAATTAGTAAAGTTAAAGCAGTTAATAGAACTAGCAGCGGAATTAGTAGATATTTAGATATCTTTGATACTAGCGGTAGATACAGTAGTACTAATATTTTTTCTGAAGATGGTATACTTTATAAAGAAGACGCCGATTCCAGTTTTAGTTTTACTTTTAGCACAACTTCGGATATTAATAGAGTCATTGAAAATCAAATTTTACCAAGTATAAGAAGTAAAACTTTACAACATTTTTATTATGAATATTTTAGTAGATTTTCACTGACTAGTCTATATTGGAATCGAAGTACTGCAGGGTCTGGAAGCAGTACTGGATATTTCTTAGATTCCCCAGGTTCAGGAAATAAAATTGCTGTGGGATCGGGGGTGGTAGGAAATAATAGATACTTAACAGAAGGTTGTATTATAGTATTCAGCCCCGGGCCTGGTAATTACTTTAATTCTGCTAATGAAATAGTAGTCTTGCCTGCCAACGGACAAGTTCCACAGAACGGACAACCTTTACTTTATGTTTCCATTACTAACCTAGTAGGAAACGGCAATCAAGGCAATCTAAGTAACGGAGAGGGTCCAGTTAAATTAAGTTTAAATTTACCCTCAAATGCCCAAGCTATTACAGTAATACCCACATTCAGTAATACTTTTACAACGGATTTTATTTCTAAACTTATAGTATTAATCAGTAATTACAGCGAATTTGGTATTAGGTATGATCAAAATACACAAACTTGGCAAACTATTAGCGCTCAAGATTTAAATTTGACTGATCCGTTTAGTCAGTTGTATCAAGGGTCAACTAGCGGTCAAAACTTAGATGCAAGCTGGTTATTAAGCTTCACTGTTTCGAATTCTATTTACACAGTACAGATTAGAGGTTTGAGTTACATTTTTGAAAGTACTCAGGAAACAAAATTTTATTTTGATAATAGAGTAAAGATTTTTGATCCAGTAACTGGCTTTACAGTCAATGACAGTGTAAATGTTTTAAAAGTTAATGGTGATCCAGACACAGGTCAACCTTTAACAGAAAATGTACTATGGTACATATACAATCAAATTGCAGAGTCCGACGGATATGTAGACGCTAGTAAAGTGCTGGTCACATACAGTGATATCAATAATGACGGAGTGCCAGACGACCCAGATATTTTTAATACTGTGGTTCAACCTGATGTAAACAATGATCCGCCTACTAAATTTGTTTTCTTTGAAAAAACTTATGGATATAATAGCTTTGTAACATTTACACCTATCCCTTCACCGGCAGTTGTAATAGTCGGGACTCAACTCGATGTTATACCAAATATCAATAATTATATCGAAGGGCAAATTTTTTACGCATATGAAGAAGAAAAGTTTTATGTTTTAACTATTAATCTTAATGCTCGATCCCTAACTGAAAGCAATGATTATATTGCAAGAGTTGGGCGTTCAGGATTATACTTTCAATATAAACATAATGCACCCGGTAGCAGAAGGATAGACCCGAGTCCAAGTAACCTAATAGATTTATACGTATTAACTAAAGAGTATGAAACAGAATATAGGGCGTGGGCATTAGACACTACTGGAGCAGTTCAAGAACCTGAAAAAGAAACAGGAGAAAGTTTAAAATTAGCGTTCGGTGATTTAGAAAACTATAAATCAGTCAGCGACGCTATCATTTATAATGCCGCAGTATTTAAACCATTGTTTGGCAGTAAAGCCAGACCTGAACTTCAGGCTACATTTAAGATTATTAAAAATTCAAATATTAATTTGACTGACAGTGAAATTCGCAGTCAAGTTCTTGCGTACATCAATGCATTTTTTGCTGTAGGTAATTGGGATTTCGGGGAAACATTTTATTTCACTGAATTGGCAACGTACATTCAACAAGGATTAGCTCCTAACATTAGTAGTATTATTATCGTACCTAACAGCACCAGTCAAACATATGGATCATTGCAACAGATCAACAGTGAACCCAATGAAATTTTAATAAGTTGTGCAACAGTAGAAAATATTGAAATTATCAGCGCCATTACCGCAGCACAATTAAACATACAAAATTTAACGGTAAATACTATAATTAATT